TCAGGTGACCGTGAAAGAGGTAGCATAAACCGTTGGGCAACTTCCGTCGGAGCCTTCTGCCCATGCGTACCAGGTGCCGGTGGTCGCCGGAGTCGCCAGATATTGTCCCCACAGGTCGCTATTCACGTGCACGCCCGTTAACCACGATGTTGGAGGGGAGGTCGAAGACGTCGAGAAGCCAAACTGGATTGTGGCGGTTTCAGGGTTCACATGAGCGTTCACACCAATCGCCCCCTCGCCGTGCGCGTAGCTACCGGTAGGGGCCAGGGCCCAGGTGATGGCTGTAACGGATCCAGCGACCTGAACCGTCTGCGCGGTGATCGTCGTTGATGGAGAACCCGAGCCACTGGTGTTGGAGGCGATCACCTGAAGATCATATGTCGTGCCGGGGAGTAGGTTGCTTAGGCCAATCGTGGTGGCCGATATGTTGCTCGCGGCCGTATTCCACGTGGTTTGTCCTGATATGGTATACTGAACCTCATAGACCACTCCGGTGCCTCCTACCGTCGGAGCCGTCCAGGAACAGGTCATACTATTCGAGGTAATATTGGCGGCGATGACACCTGTTGGCGGACCGGGAAGGACCGTGGCCGCGGGAGTGGTTACGGTCAGTATGGACGAGAGTGGACCAGTTCCGATGTTGTTTTCGGCGCTCACGGCCAAATCGTAGGCTGTCGCAGCTTGTAGTCCGCCGACTGTGAATGTGACGGCACCGTTGGTTTGACCGGCCACGAGCCAGGTGGTTGTCTCGCTTGGCCGATACTGGACAGAGTACACCGCGACATTACCGCCAGACGTCGGCGCTGCCCAAGAGATCGAAAGGCCGTTCGGCGTAAGCGATGTGGCGGCAAGGCTGGTTGCCTGTCCAGGCGACGTTGTCGCGAGGCCGCCCGCGCCAATGGAAGCGAATACCATGGAGCCAGTCGAATATGTTACGCAATAGATAGTGGCACATTGGTAGGGCGAGAGGCTCGTCGATCCACTTGAAGATAAAATATTTCCCGAGAAACTCACCAAACTGGAGCTGACGTTTATTATTTCGCAGCGGAATCCTGAGCCCAAATTGGCGGCAATCGTGGAGATAAGGAGCGAACTGCTACAAACCAACAGCGCGTTGTTATGAGGAGCGCCCTCAAGGGTCGTATTAACAGTAAGTTCAATGACAGGCCGGTTCCACGTTTGGAGCTTCTGTGATACCCATGGCCATAGTGAACTCAGTGTCTGGCGCAGCATGACGTTGCTTGATTGAGCGACCCAAAATGTATCGCTGTCGGATGCGGCGCCAGCAGTTTGAGCCATGTCTATGGTGACGCCGTTGAGAAGATCGGCGTAGGTGATCGCGTAATCCTGGCTATTCTGGCTTACCGGGATCAGGTCTCCTGAAGACAGAGCGGAAATTGGAGACAACTCTGAGAGCGCCGGCATCGACGCGCTTGAACTTGCCGACGTCGAGATCACGCCATTCGAGTCGATCGTGACATTCGCACCCGCCGTAAACAACTCTCGGAGCAGTCCGGCTGCCGCGAACTGCAGAGTGCCCGCGTTGTCGATGACAAATTGATCGCTTAGTGAAAGGTTTGTTTGAGTTGGTAGCGCCTGAAGATCAAACGCACTGGCGCTCAAGGTTCCACTGTTCAGGGTCAGACCGTCACCTATGGCGATCGTATCGGGACCGCCCGCTCCGATGCTAAATCTTCCCAGAAGACATGGAGGACTGACTATTATCGCGGCCTGCGTCTGAGCCAAAAGCTCTCCCACGGAGACAGCATGAACGGAGCCACCTTGACTGATCGGAACCAGATCTGACGCGGCTACGGAGTCCGCCGAGGGAAGTTGGGAGATTGTCGGCATGGCACCTCAGTTATGGAGCGAATATGGATTGTACGTTCTAGAATGAGACTGGAATGCCGGTGCAAGCGGAAATCCATTGCGCTCCGTCGTAAAACACCTGAACGCCTGTGCCCGCCCCCGCGACTTCACTCGGCTTGCGACCATTTATCGCGAAAGCCTGAGCACCCGGGACCGCCGAGCCGGGAAGTCCAGAGACCGAGAAAGATGGCAAAACCGGCGTCCCAGAATAACGAGGCGAGACAGAATTAGTCCTGAAAGTCTCACGCCATAGCGAAGAGCCGTCCGAAATAATATGATATCGGTCGTATTGGTGTAGTGTAATGGGAGCCAGCTCGATCGTGTCCCCGGAGGCTGGCACAATTGTCGCTGTCCCGCTCCCAATCGCGGAAAAAGTGAATCCCGTGCCGGCCATCACGGTCTCGGCCGCCGGAAGAGTTATGGTATAGGAACCGCTCCCAACAAGAAACACAATGCTGCCCGAGGAGGTCGCGGGTATAGTGGCGCTCGTAGCGAAAACGATACCGAAGGACACGGAAATGCCTCGGCCGATTGCACATGTTGTCGCCCCATATTTCGCGACGATCGCCCCTGACGAGCTTGCATAAGCGAGATTGACGGAGTTGGTTGCCTCGAAAGCGATGCTTTGTCCTGCCGCCATTCGTATCGCGGCCGCGCCCGAGAGCTGCGTCGCGCCGCATGTGTCCAAAACGGAAGTTGAATAAGGGACATTTACGCTGAAGACTTTATACACTTTGCCGGTTGAACCGCTGGCGAGGGAAACCGCCAGCGCGCTGGATACTTCGACCGGAGCTCCCGATAGACTGTTCTGCCCAATGACAAGGGATTGTATCTGTCGTTGATTCGCATCATCGACTCCGTTTCCGATCCAATCGAATTCGGCCGTGACAGACGCATTCGTCCAGCTTGAGGGATAGCTTGTTGTGTCACGATACTCGAAATAAGCAGACCACATGAGCGGTTGAGGTAGCGGATTGCCCGAGCTGGTAGTCCCAACGAATTGTCTGATGGTTTGAACATATCTGCCGACATGCCGTGACGGCGTGCTCGCGGACGAGGTTTGGATGCCTTCCCAAACAAGACGATCGAAGCCGGCCCAAACATTGTTTGATGGAGTTGCGCTAATGACTGTGTCGCTGCGCGAGGCGGATATTACCGACTGCGTGCCGCCACCAGTGTGATTGACAACGTATGACGCATGTAAAACCGCGAAATCACTGGGCTGCGAAGCTCCCTGAGAGAACACGGCGCCTGTCGTGCCAAGCCCTGTTACGGTCGCCGGCAGAATCGTGCCGCTGGGGTTCGAACCGGTCGGAATAGCATCTCCGAGCGGCGATCCGTTTGCCAGGGTCGTGCCGTCCACGATCCATTTCACGCGCTTTGTTGTTGGTATTCCCCAATTTGGGGTAGCCTGAATGACTGTCACACCGTTAGGAACATATATTGTCCCCCCAGATGGGGCCAGTTGGTAAGCGGTAGTGAACGCCGCGGTGTCGTCCGAGAGGCCGTTAAGCGCTGCGTTGCAAGGTGGCAGCTTAATGTTGATCACCCCACTGGGCCCCGGATTGGCATCAACGTACTGCTTTGTCGCGGCATGTAGCGGTGCGGTGGGGGCGGCGGTCAATGCGAGAATACCCGATAGTGAGCCTCCCGATAGCGGTAGAAGGCCAGCAACCTGAGTATCGACGTATTGCTTGTTGGCGAGTTGAGCGGGTAATGCCGGCGCAAGTGCTATCGTGATTGGGCCGCTTACCGTTCCACCAGCGGCGGGCACCGCTCCCGCTACTCCGGCATCGACATAATGCTTTGTCGCGGCCTGTGAGGAGCTTGTAGGATCGCCACTGAGGAGGATAGGACCATTCATCGTACCGCCCGACGTTGAAAGGGCAGTCAGGAATTGGTTGTCGACGTACAGCTTTGGTGCCGCGTGGAGGGGATTCGTCGGCGCGGCGGACAACGTCAAAAGTCCGGACATTGTGTCTCCCGTTCGTGCGACTTTCGCATCGGTGTATTGCTTTGTAACCGCCTGGAGCGCGCTGATTGGATCGCCAGTTAACGTTAGTGGCCCGCCTAGGATACCTCCGCTCAACGGCAGTGACGTGGCGACCTGCGTATCGACATAGCTCTTCGTCGCGGCCTGCAAGGCGGCGATCGGCCCGGAGGAGAGACTGAGCGGACCGGTCATCGTGTCCCCTCCTCTCAGCAGGTGAGCATCAACATATTCCTTTGTCGCCGGGTTTAGTGCAGCGGTCGGGTCTCCGCTGAGCACGATCGGACCAGACATGGTAAATCCGGAACGGGGAAAGCCCGCGTTGTTGTCGACATAATTCTTTGTCGCGGCCTGGAGTGAGGCGGTTGGGTCACCGCTCAATTGTAATGGTCCGGTTAGGGTGTCGCCACCGCGACTGAGTTTAAGGTCGGTATATTGCCTGGTCGTGGCCTGTAACGGGGCTGACGGATCCGCGGCCAGTGTCAGGGGCCCGGACAGCGATCCGCCGGACTTTGTGATGACAGAGGATGCGAGATCCGACAGCCGGAGGGTTGCTGAACTACCGGTCGGTGTGACCAGCAATTGCGATCCGTTCAGGGTCGTAAGGGCTGCCAGGCCTTGCAGGAACACGCTGTAGCTAACGGAGACGTTATTCCCGCTCTGCGAAAGCGGTATGAGATCGCCGGCGGACGGCACCAGGCCAACCGGTGACAGCAAGATGGAATATGGAGCGGCCAGCGCGGATAGCGTTCCAGAGGCGAGGCTCAGATATGCGCCAACGGCAATCGTCTCTGGTGCGCCCTGTCCCGCGGAGATACGCCCCAGGACCGTTCCAGCGGGTATCGTCAGCTGCGACTGAACACCAGCCAAAACCTGCGCGCGAGTTATCTTTCGGGTAATGAGGTTTTGACTGACTACCAGTTCATCGGTGTCCGCGGCGGCCGTTGCCGGGGCAAGTTCGTCAATTGTAGGCATTTTTCTGAACTCTCAAGATATTCGATTCGTGCCCGGCACGACTACCGTCGGATCATGTGGCGGCGGCTTCCGCGATAGAGGTAATGCTGGTTATAGAGATCGATGACTGCCTAGACCCTTGCCTGTCACGCAGCGTTCTCTTGTCCACTGTGAGAAGTGGGTTCTGGACGCTATTTGACGCTGGCCGTGGAGTTGGAATGGCCTTTTGAAAGCAGGTCGGACCGAAAGGCGCCTGAGATTGGGTTGGCTCCGGGCGCCGCAACAGAGCATCATGCATGCCTTCAACTGCTAACGAGTGGGTTTCCATTTTGATCTGTAAGTGGATCCTGAGTCGTGGTCTCGAGCGCATTCACTGGAATGGATGGAAACGAAAGTGCAACTACCGGCAGCAGCATGCTTCTTTGTAATGTTCGCCCGCTCGCAAGTGCCGCCTTTACGGTTACAGTATACGTGGTGCCTGCTTGTCCTTCCGACAGCCAAATGACGATTTTGTATCCATCAGCCGTGATATTGTCGACAGACAGGTCGCCGGGTTGGTCAGGGTTCACATCAATATCGACGCTGTTGATCGTGTCTCCCTTATTTCCGACTATCGCTGGTTCAATGTCCAATTGGTAGTCGAGGATGTCCCCCGGGTCTTTGGATGGCCAACTCAGCGGCGAAGGAGTTGTAGCAGCCGATCCGCGGGGCACCGGAATGAAGCTGTCAATCGTCAGAATTCTTGTGTTGCTGGGCTTCCAAACGTGGGAGACCAAGGATGCCATGATAAGGGGTTCCCATATTGATATTGTTCTTAAACCGATTTGGACTGGCGCTGCTTCGACCTCGCGACAAGTAACGCGGTTTCGATATCATGAAATAGATTGAGAGTATATGCTTTAACATGACAATCAAAATGCGTGTCTTCAACACACCGGAATCAGATCCTGGTCGGCATGTCAATGTCAGGGACGCGAGGGATTTTCGGGCGAGATTGGGTGGTCGTGGGTTTCAACGAAATCTTCTTTAATTTACTCGGTGAAATTGACGAAGATGATCAATATTTCTCTCGCCCCAATGACCGGACATTGACGCCAATTACCATCGCACGATCACAAGCCCACCGCTGCCCATCGCTCCGTCAAATGGTGTTTGACTATCCGCTCCTGTTCCAGCCCCAGACGCGCCACCTCCGGGGGAAGTTCCGGCAACGCCAGTGGTACCACTGTTCTGGTTGCCGCCCATCGGGGCTCCCCCCCCCATTCCTCCTTGGTTCAATACAGCGCTTAAACCCGCCGAGCCTGAAAGGTTAATATCCCCGCTAACGCCAACCCCAGGCGGCGTCGCGCCATATTGAGGAGTGGCAAACGACGCGAGCATATTCAAGCTGCCGCCCGTCGCGGTTACATACTGGCCGAAGCTCGAAGTGCCACCCGGACCAGCGGCGACACCAGACGAATGCCCCGCGGTACCGCCCTGCCCCACGGTGACCGCGATGGTCTGCCCAGGCAGGACCCCCTGAATCAATTTGCGTGCATACCCTCCCCCTGAGCCCCCCCCGCTCGGGGTACTCGGCACTGACGCGAAAGAACCTGCACCGCCCCCCCAAAGCTCCACTTCCAGTTGAAAAACGCCCTGTGGGACCGTGAATGTACCACTACTCTGAAAAGTTTGTATGCCCGAACCAAATCCGGGACTTAGCCTTGGCAGCTTCCAGTTAAAGTATGGAGCTGTCGCCGAAGCATTAATGTTGTCCGCGAGTATTGCTGTCTGTCCGTAGGAGGTCGTTATCACATAAAGCGCAACCCAGCCTTGATCCTGCACTGGCGTTAGTTGAGTGCCAGTCGCTGAGGGTACGCCACTCTTCAGCTGAAGTTGAACTGTCTGGCTGCGTAATGTCGCTTGAGCCACGCCCGAATTTGTTGGACCGCTATATGGCTGCGTGGGGTTTGCCGCATTGTAATACGGTAACACAGTCAGGTCCTGGTCCGTCTCCTGGAAGCACGCCTGAATCAGATAGTTCGTGGACTTTCCGAAATCCACGGGGGCCTGAAGAGTGAATGCCTGAGAGGAGAGACTTATCCCCATTTTCATCAAGGGGTCGGTTATATCGGCACTAATCGAACCGTATGATGTCCTGTCTACAACGTCCAATTGTGCAAGACTACCTGGGCCTATCTGTACTGACATTGATGCCGGAAGCGTCGGGGTACATACGAGACCATCTACAACAATATCTGTGCCAAAGGTTGCCTTTACTATAAAACCTAGGGCAATCATTATGTTTCTGTTGATTGACAAGATATCAGTATCAAGCGGTATAGCGCCAGGGTAGACAATATTACGATCCATGAAATCTCCTTACTTCTGCGATTTATACCAACCAGCGGAACGACTGACTCTCGCATCACCCGTCATCCCCGGGTCGAGCCCGGGGATGACGTTTCGGCACGCGGCGATGGGTCAATCGTTCGGGCGGTTGGTATTACTCTCAATATATTTGCGCCGAAACTCGATGGCACCGGCTGATCCACGGTAGCCCGTCGTAACCTTGAGATCGAATTAAGGGGAATATCTTCGAAGCTAACCCAAAACTTTCCCTCTATCGCTAGGATATTCCGAGCGGTTCGCGGCGGGACAGATGTTCGCTCCTCCCGATAGAGGACGCTATGAATATGGATTCGTACGGTATTGGACCGTGGAAGCGCCGAGGAAATCCACCCGTAAGAGGCGGCATCAACCGGCCGAGCTCAACATGGCGCGAGGTCATTCCATGATTTTTCCAGAAGCCGCCCGCCCGAGCCCATCTGAAAGAAATGAGCTAATCCAGTCACGAAGCGAGAGTGTGTCCAGCCACAACTCTCCAGCCAGGACAGCGGACCGGGAAGGCTTTTCGCCTGGGTTTACTCGGTCAGATATCGTCGCAGCGGATCCATCCCAACTATCGCCAAAATTTGTAAATCGAGCGGAAAGGTCAGGCTCTGATTTAGGTTGATTACCGGTCCTTTGTTGTGGAGCCAGAGCGGGTGCGCGATTCGCAGTGACGAATTTTGGGGAAGTGGTGGTCTCGCAGCGTACTGGGTTGAAACGTCCAATTCCACCAGGGTGTGACGGGTGGCTCGCTGATTCCCGCATGCTATTACCGCGATACGGCGAAACATGAACCGGCGATGCATCCAGTGAAGCCGCCGCCAGCGCTCTGGTATGTCCCCAATAGCTCGGCGTCACGGACAATTTCCGAGAGTCGCCAATGACCGAGTTATGGGTAACGGAGGAAGTCAATCCGGTATCGGGCACGGAGTTTCCATTTTTGCCTGCCGCGGTGGCTGGATTAATGATGGCCGACCTCGCAACAACCTGAGATGGACGTTGAGGCGGCAGAACCCCGAGCGATGGGCTGTTGGCGGGAGGAATGCATTTAGGAGTCGCGGACCGATGACCGCTCGCGAAAGGCCGCGACTGAGAAATTGGATGAGGATGATTCTGGTATGAAGGGATGGCTCGTCGTCCCGGGAATTCGCCTCTTGAGAGCGAATGTGAAACGTCAAGCTGACTTTTATCATTGCCATTTCGATATGTTCTCGACAGACGCGGCGACAGTCGCCACTTTATCGATCGATTTCCTTTAGGCCCTATATCAAACTTAGGCGATCCAGACCGCGATCTTCCCGGTTGGAAGAACCGCTGCCTCGGTATGGCTGTCACGAGGTGATCGATATCCATACAATTGCTCCCGCGGAAGAAGTCCTTGCTACTTCGCGGCAAATTTCCTCATCGCTCGGCTCGGACGTGTTCGTTTCCAGACTAATGTAGCCACTCAGCGCCATCCCAAACCCGCCGATACAGCCACCCCATCCATTAACCATGGCGATTCCGGGCGTGATCGGACGCAATGCTCTGACAAATGTCTGAAATGGCATTTCGAGACTGCCCCATCCGCCCGCGGCATTATAGGCCGTCATTCCGCGGGTGAGCGGCGATAGGGACCCGTAACAACCGGTGTCCTGAGGATTGGACGGTTCGAAGATTTCAGGAGGCTGTCCTGTCAAATCCAATAGAAGGTTGGATAAGGCAAGACGAGTGCATCGGTCTCTCAACAACTCGTTACAGATTCGAATTCGGTATGAGCTGTCAGTTTCGCGTAGACGGCGCTTCAGCCGACATCCAAAGAAATCCCGGGCTGCGAGATCAAGCCAAATGTCGAGAGATGTAGATATTCGACTCTGCATAACCGTGTAGTTGAGTAAATTGAAGATGCCCACCCAACCTGCGGATAGTGCGTTCAGAAGAGCATCCAGCACCGGGGTATTTTCGCCAAACCATCGACTGGGTAGTGTCTTCTTGATTCGGCTGAGTATTTCTTGCTGAGTGTAGAGCATGTCAGGAAAATGTGACGCTCTGAAACATGAACGATGCGGTCGGCTGCGCGATAAGATCAGCGGTGCCCCCGTTCAATGTAACATTCGCGATGTTTATTATTCCTGGTTCCGTCTGATAGGCGATCTGGCTAATTCGAGTTATCGAAAGAGTGCTTCCAATGGGGCGTCCACTAACATACATGGTTATCGCTGCCTGCAGGGTGTTCTGAACAGTAGATGTTGAAAGTTCAGGGGGGATTTCCACGGATAGGCTGACCTGAACGGGAATGACCTGAGGTGGTTGGATTGAAAACGAAGTACCTACCGGCCGCACTTCGCCAATAGCGATCGAAAGGGACGCCAATAGCGCGTCAGACAGCAATGCGGATCCATCATCAACGATGATCAGCATATTCCCGAGGCGAGGGTTCCCGGTCGCATCGACGTTTTCTCGAATGACATAGCTCAAATCAGATCCAACGAGAGATATTGCATACCCAATTGCATCGAGGGTCGCGCGGGACCTTGCGGCGAAGAAGTCAGTAAATCGAACCCTGAACGCGGCGTCAGTTTCCGGATCGCTTCCACCAATGGTCGCGGCGCCATTACTTACCGAATCAATTCCCGGCACCGCGGACGCAAGCAGCGTGATAGTGCTCGCCAGCACATTTCCGGGTAACCCTGCCACCGAAGCGATGATTGGCAGATCAATCGAGGTAACACCGGGGGCCAAAGAATAGGAACACGAGGCTGCCAACCAGGCGGGATTCGTCGGGTCGCTGGCAATCGAGAAGCTCACCGAACCGTCCTGCGTCTTAACAATTGTCCCTACTGGTATGAATGCGCTTGCTATACTTGAGAACCTGGAAAATGTGGCTGTCCCAAAAGCTGATATGGCGGGCAATCGCGAGAATGAAAAATCAGCCATCCAGCTGTCCAAATCCGCACCGTTACTGGTGGAAGCTCTCGTCGTTTGCAACGTAAGAAGTACCAGCCACTGGACCCATAATGCAATGGCGGCATTGGCTTCAAGTATGGCGCGAAGTACCGAGCCCACTGAGATATCGATCAAACTGCTCGCGGACGCGGTAATCGCCGCCGACATATCGCGCACAACGTCGGTGAAGCTGCGGACGGGAAGGTTCATCTCATGAGTTACCTAGCTCTAAGGCGACTGAGTTTCCAGATGAGCTGCCGGAGATTTGATACTGAATGTTCACTGATATGGAAGATTCGGCGCCGGAGGCCGAGGCATCACAATTGACAGTTGGCGTCGGGTTCTTTGCCACAAGAGTTTCTTGCTGAAGTTGGCTCAGGATTGTTCCCTCAATTGCGCCTGAAACATATGGCTCTCCAACGTAATCTCCCAGGCCAGCGCCATAACTGGTGTGCCATATATAATCGCCAGGATTAGTCAATAATCTCCGAATAATTCTTTGCTCTACTTCGGACTGCGCTGGAGCAATATTGATGTCCCCTGCGGGACCAACAGATAGGTCTCCGCCCCATATACAAAGAAGTGCGTTCATCTGGCTTCAATCTTGAGGAGTGGGGGAGGACGTACTCTGCCCATTGCTTGCTTGATGGATATGAACGTTGTAGTCATTTCGCAGTCTGGATAGCGCGCCACGCGCGTCATAGACGTCGCCCGAGACATGAAGATCTCCCTGAATAGCAATGATGCCAGAGTTGAGTAACTGGATCGAACAGCCTGACTGATGGGTCAGAGCCAATTCTCCTGGATTTACTGGCGGAGGGCGCACCATGTTCGAGAAGAGGCGGCCAACGATCAACCCATGTTGTGGGTCGCCTTCCTGGGGAAGGATCAAGACCTGATCACCTGGGCTGGGAGGGCATGTCAGGCCCCACCCAGAGCCGCACCAATGCGTCAGGACCGGGAGCCAACCAGTTAGTACCCCCTCAGGCTGCAACAGGACTTTCGCCAGTGCTCTTTGACCGTCAGAAGAGGTTACCACTCCAATCCTTGGTTGGCCCAAACCACCCTGTGCTCGGCTAATACCGTGGCCGAGCGTGTCAAAAAAATCCTCCATTATTGAAGCGCCGTATCTTGAGAATTTGCCGGCGCTGCTCCAGTCGCATAACCTTGGACGTGCTGACTAAATCCAGCGGTAGCCGAGAAATGACGCCGGATGGAACTTACGATGTAATCGGAGTCGAATTCGGTGGCGCCCGTGCTGACAGTCAGGACATCATAAGGATTCATCATTGTTTCACCTGGCATGACGACATCAACGCTAAGCACTTGCCTGTTAAGGGTGTCCGTATAGCGAAGCGCCATGTTCTGAGCGTTCTCGTCGGTCAGATTGGGCTTAATAATGGCAATTTGCATCTCCGTATTGTCCGCGACGGTGATAGCATCGGGAATTGCGGCATTTACGGAAGACCCATTAGTGTAACTGGATGTTTGGCCCAGCCATGAATTCCAACTCTTTACTGTCAGGCTCGTCTGCTCGTAGAGGGGACAGTTTTTATGAAGACTTATCTTCATGACCTTACTGGTATCCAAAGAAATATTATTTCTCGGCAATAGCGATGCAGGCGTGAAGAACAGTACTTTACCTTGGACAAAGGTCTCGAATCCCTCGATCTTCGCGAGATGTTTGAGGAGCTCCCATTCGCTGATAATGTCGGTGTGAGCATTCAGCAACATTTTATTGTAACCGTCGTACCTGTAGCTACCGACCAAGGTAAAAGTCGAGACGATATTCGTGTCGAATCCATGTCGAGACGCTATGGCCGCGGCAATTTCGCCAGATGTACGGTTGCAAAAAGATTCCTGATATGCCGAACTGGAAAGCAAAGATGAATAGTCTGTTCCCCGTACTCGAGCCACTTTCTGGATGGGATCGAATGAGACAGCATCGACAAGCCCTTCGAACATAGACTCTTCGTCATCGCTAGGTTGAAGTCTCATGAATATTTCTGCCGAAACTCGTCCGGATAAGGTGTTTAACCATGAGTCGCGTTTGCTAAAATCGTTCACACTAGCGGTTAATTCAAACTTCGATGTTCTGCGGGAACCAGCGGCCATAATATCCGCTTGCATAATAGAATTGATATTTACGCCATTTATTTCGACGCGTAGTCTTGGAGATCTGATATCCAAGGAATTATGATTGATTGACACTGACCCGCCTTGGCTTGCTAGAAATATCCGGTATGATCAATGTTTCTGAGTTGCTCAGAAATGGGTCCGCCAAATCGTTGATAATCGCCAATCTCGACCATTGCGTGGCGTCATTCAAATACTTTGCCGCGATATGAAATAACGTTGATCCAGGAAATACTAATATAGACTGCGTCATGGCTGGATCACGCTCTCCGCGCGCACTGTTATGTTCATAAGACGATTGCGAGCCAAAAAAAGCGATGCAAGAGAACCCGAGTTGGCGACAGTCGTGGCAATCTGTATCACCGGGCTTTCGGCGATCGTATCGTTATCAAATCCGAGGGAAGTCATATTCTCGAAGGTGGCGATTTGGGAATCAATCTCGGAAATTAACGCTTCTGCCTGCTGCAACTCGTCGCTCGGCACGACATCGTAATTCATAGCGGCCAGATTCAGAATAGCTATCGTTTGTGCCGACGTGGGAGACAGGCCAGTGTGTTGCATCAAGCCAATCATCTCGCCTACCTGCGTATCAGGGGAGGCTAACACCGCGTTACGAGTGTTCGATCCTATTACGACACAGCGCAGTTTGTAAGGGATCCATCGCGTTGATGAATAATTAAGCTCTAGCTCCTGGATTATAACTAATAATGTCTTGGAATGCCAGGTCAGTGCAAGAGAGTTACTTTGAAGCTTCAGAAGCTCAAGTGCACGTATTCTCTCTTCCGCACGGGCACCCGTGAAGATACCCTGGAAAGTTACGGATCCACAATCCTCCCCCAAACAATCGGCTTCTGAAAATCCAGATCCAAGATGATGCAAAGCAATCCTTTGTTTAGAGGTAACCAGTATCCGTTCTGGAGACTCCAGGCCTTCAAAGGAAAATGATCCTAATTTTAATAATGATTCCGTCATTCTAATCAGTCTGTTAACTGCTCTGTCTGA